AGCGTAAAATGGCCTGGGTCACACCACGCAGGCTGATGACCTTCTCCTGCTGTCCTTCCACAATCGGCATGGTAGACACAAGCGTGCCATGACTGATCACAAAATTTGTCTCGTCCCCGTCCGCATAATCGCCAATGCGGCAAAAATCTCCCAGAAACGCCTCCTTGAACAATTCCGTCACCCGCGTTCGAAATTCCTCTACCTTTTCCGGCGTCAGATCAACCGGAATACCACGTTTGCGGCCGGCGAATTCATACAAACGGTCCGCCGTCATCATCGCCAGATAATCGGCGGCCACATCAAACAGATCCGGATGCTCGAGAAACACTCGCAGGGCCAGATGTTTGGGGTCATGGCGTTTGTCCGGCGCACCGTCATCACCGGTTTTGGCATCGGGAAACAGATTAATGCCCTGCCTGTCGGCATGGGTCTGAATAATGTCCAGCCCCTTTGCGTTACCCAACTCGGCGATCCGGTGCAGATCACTGCGCAGACCTTCGGGGTATTTGGTTTCCGATCCGGCCAATAGATCAGAGATCACCTGGCGGGTTTCCACCTCGTCCTGTTCAAAAACATCCAGCGAAAACCCGGTAAACTGCGCCTCGTGCCGCGCCAGTAACCGCCTCATATATTCAAGATCAATCGTTTTGATAAACAGCGGGTTTACAAACTTTTTCAAATTGCCCGCCATCATGAATCCTTTGTTTTGAATCGCCCTGTTCTTTTTATGTTCCGCACGCGATTCAATCAACCGTTGCAATAGACAAGTGGGACAAAATCCAAAACCGGTGAGTAGAGACCTTGGAGAGACAGTTTTTCAAAGGCCCTCCGCATGAAACGTCCAAACTTACAACCACCCGACCAGATGTCGCCCGCTGAGCGGCGGGGAGAGCTTTGCGCATTGCTGGCGCGCGGCCTCGTTCGCCTCAGAATGCGTGATAGTGCCGAACTATCTGGCAATACCGGAGAATTTTCACTTCACAACTCGCCCGACCAGAGCGGTACTGCGGAAACCCTGAACCGGAGAACCGCATGAACAAATCCGATCCCATCCCCGCGCGCCTGGCCGCGCTGAAAACCACGCCGACGCCAGAACTGAAAGTCCAGTGGCGCGAACTGTTCGAGAGCGAGCCGCCCGCATTCAACCGGCGGTATTTGGAAAGTCGTCTGGCCTACCGCATTCAGGAGCTTGCTTATGGCGGGTTGAAACCGGATACGGTCAAGCGGCTGGAGATGTTGGGAGAGCAGCTTGACGGCGGCAATATTACGCTGCGCCGCATCCGCGCCGATCTGAAACCGATCGCGGGCACCAGGCTGATCCGCGAATGGCAGGGAATCGAGCAGACAGTGACCGTGTTGGCCGATGGCTATGAATGGCAGGGCCGCCCCTATCGTTCGCTCTCGGCGGTGGCCCGCGCCATCACCGGCACCCGCTGGAATGGCTGGATCTTCTTTGGCTTGAAATCACGACGGGGAACGGCATGAACAAGGAGATCAAGCGAAAATTACGCTGTGCGGTTTACACCCGCAAATCTTCCGAGGAAGGGCTGGAGCAGGAATTCAATTCGCTGCACGCCCAACGTGAAGCCTGCGAGGCTTATATCGCCAGCCAGCGTTCCGAGGGCTGGGCCCTGATCCGCGAGCAATATGATGATGGGGGAGTGTCGGGCGGCACGCTGGAGCGGCCCGGTCTGAAACTGCTGCTCGCCGATATTGAAGAGGGCCTGATCGACGTGGTGGTGGTTTATAAGATCGACCGGCTGTCACGCTCGCTGATGGATTTTTCCAAACTGGTCGAGGTGTTCGACCGCAACAACGTCACCTTCGTTTCCGTCACCCAGTCGTTCAACACCACCACATCCATGGGGCGACTGACCCTGAACATTCTTCTTTCCTTCGCCCAGTTCGAGCGCGAGGTCACCGGCGAGCGCATTCGCGACAAGATCGCCGCTTCGCGCAAAAAAGGCATGTGGATGGGCGGTACCGTACCCTTGGGCTATGACGTGAAGGACCACAAGCTGGTCATCAACAGGGCTGAGGCCAAAACCGTGCGGCTGGTGTTCGAGCAATTCGCGGAAATCGGCTCGGCAACGGAACTGGGGCGCGAACTGCGCAAAACCAACGTAACCACCAAACAGGGCAAGCCGGTCACCAAGAAATACATCTACCGCCTGCTCAATAACCGCGTTTACATCGGCGAGGCCGTGCACAAAGGCCAATCCTACCCCGGCCAGCACAAGGGGATCATCCCGCGCAAACTTTGGGACAGGGTACACGCCATCCTGCAGGAAAGCCCCCGCAAGCGCGCCGGCAACACCCGCGCGCAAACGCCCGCCCTGCTCAAAGGCCTGCTGTTTGGGCCGGACGGGGCGGCGTTTTCTCCCAGCCACACCCGCAAGAAGGACCGGCTCTATCGCTACTACGTCAGCCAAACCGTGCTGAAACATGGCGCGGGAACCTGTCCCGTGGGCCGCGTGCCCGCCGGTGAAATCGAGGCGGTGGTAATTGATCAAATGCGGGCGGTGTTCCGCCAGCCAGAAATTATTATCGGGACTTGGAGGACGGCAAAACCGCTTGACGCCAGCATTACCGAGACCGAGGCCCGCGAAGCCCTGATACATCTTGACCCGCTCTGGGACGAGTTGTTCCCCGCCGAGCAGGCCCGCATCGTGCAGTTGCTGGTGGAGCGGGTCGATATCGGCCTGGGCGGTCTCGATGTAAGGCTGCGTGTTGATGGCCTACGCAGTCTTGTAGGGGAATTGACCGCTGACGTCGAAAAAGCCGCATGACCCGCCGCCAGACATCCGTGGAAACGGTCTCGGTCCATGTTCCGTTTGTCATTCGCAAATACGGCGGCCGGAAACAGGTCATAACCCCAAACGGCACCCCAGCAGCCATCGAGAAACCCCGCGTCGACAGCACGTTGGTCAAGGCCCTCGCCCGCGCTTTCCGCTGGAAAAAGATGCTGGAAAGCGGGCAGTTCACTACCATCACCGAATTGGCGGAACACGAAAATCTCGCCCTCACCTACATGACCCGCGTCCTGCGCCTCAGCCTGCTGGCACCGGAGATCGTCGAGGCGATCCTTGACGGGCGGCAACCGCCGGAGATGACGCTGGCTACCCTGCTCGAGCCGTTCCCGGTGGAGTGGGAGAGGCAGAGAGAAGCGTGGACGCCATAAACGTCCATCATTAAATATCGCAGTAGAGTTAATTACTGCAAGTCTGACCATTGACATCCACGCCCCTCCGCCCTATACCTCTGTAAGCTTTGCTACAGAGGTATTTCATGAGACTGGCGGAAATCTGCACCATTCAGACTGGATATACAGCCAGAACTCGCCTGGAATCGGGCGACGAGGGCATCCCCGTGATCCAGCTAAAGGATGTGCCGACTGAAGGTGTGATTCAGTCCGGCCATCTTATCAGAATGAATTTGCCGGAATCCACAGATCGTTATCATGTTGGTGCCGGAGATTTGGTTTTCCGCTCGCGCGGCGAAAGAACGACTGCCTGCATGCTTTCAATAGATTTTGACGATTTTGCCGTTGCGGTTTTACCGCTCGTCATTATCCGGCCAAAACGGGACTTGGTGACCCCTGAGTACCTAGTTTGGGCCATCAACCAGCCAGATGCACAGCGACAGCTCGAAGCCGACGCTCGCGGCACCAATCTAAGGATGATTCCTCGATTCAGCCTCGATCAATTGGAAATTGATCTTCCCGACCTTAAAACGCAAAAGCGCATTGCCAAAGTCGACGATCTGGCGCGCCGTGAGAGAGCGCTTTCCATCGAGTTGGCTCAAACCCGTGCGAATCTTCTGGCCCGCGCGCTCCATGAGAGGGCAAACCAGACCCACCCCATTCCCGCAGACAAAGGACATCACGCATGACCGACCAACTCACACAATCCCAAGTCAATCAGACCGCGTGGGCTGCTTGCGACACCTTTCGCGGCGTCGTCGATGCGGGGCAATACAAGGACTACATCCTTGTGATGCTGTTCCTGAAATACATTTCGGACCACTGGAACGACCATGTGGAAAGCTTTCGCAAGCAATATGGCGATGATGATGCACGCATCCGCCGTCGGCTGGAGCGCGAGCGCTTCATCCTGCCAAAAGGGGCCAGCTTTTACGATCTTTATGAGGCACGAAACGAGGCCAATATTGGCGAGCGGATCAACATCGTGTTGGAAAAGATCGAAGATGCCAACCGGGCCAAGCTGGAAGGCGTGTTTCGCAATATCGACTTCAATTCCGAGGCCAACCTTGGTCGCGTTAAAGACCGCAACCGACGCCTGAAAAACCTGCTTGAAGATTTTGCCAAGCCCGCGCTTGATCTGCGGCCCAGCCGTGTAACTGAAGACATTATCGGCGAATGCTACATCTACCTGATTTCCCGCTTTGCCTCGGATGCCGGGAAAAAAGCCGGTGAATTCTACACTCCCGCCGCCGTTTCCCGCCTGCTGGCCAAACTGGCCGGGGCCAAACCAGGCAATACGATCTGCGACCCTGCTTGCGGCTCTGGCTCCCTGCTGATCCGCGCCGCCGAAGAAGTCGGCTCGGACAATTTCGCCCTATACGGGCAGGAGGTGAACGGCGCAACCTGGGCGTTGGCCCGTATGAACATGTTTTTGCACGCCAAGGATGCCGCACGGATCGAATGGTGCGACACGCTCAATTCTCCGGCGCTGGTCGAGGGCGATCACCTGATGAAATTTGACGTCGTTCTGGCCAACCCGCCCTTCAGTCTCGACAAATGGGGCGCAGAAAACGCAGCCAACGACCCGTTCACCCGCTTCTGGCGCGGCGTTCCGCCCAAATCCAAGGGCGATTACGCCTTCATCACCCACATGATCGAGATCGCCAAACGCCAGAGCGGCCGCGTAGCGGTGATCGTCCCGCACGGGGTGCTGTTCCGCGCCGGAGCCGAAGGGCGTATCCGTCAGGCATTGATCGCAGAAAACCTGCTCGACGCGGTTATCGGCCTGCCCGCCAACCTGTTCACCACCACCGGCATCCCCGTGGCCATTCTGATTTTTGACCGCTCCCGCGAGGAAGGCGGCGAGAACGAAACCCGCAAAGATGTGCTGTTCATCGACGCCAGCAAGGAATTCACCTCGGGCAAGGCGCAAAACCTTATGGATGACACCCATATCGGCAAGGTTCTGGAGACCTACCGCACCCGCGCCGAGATCGACAAATACTCGCACCGTGCCAGCTTTGACGAGATTTCCGAAAACGGCTTCAACCTCAACATTCCGCGCTATGTGGACACGTTCGAGCCAGAAGAGGAAATCGACGTCGCCGCCCTGCAAAAGCAGATAAACGGGATTGAAACCGAACTGGCAGAAGTGCGCAGCCGCATGGCCGGATACCTGAAGGAGCTTGGCGTCGATGTCTGATGGTAAACTGATCCTGTATACAACCGAGGACGGGCAAACGGATATCCAGCTACGCGCTGCCGATGGTCAGGTCTGGTTGGCGCTCAGCCAGATTTCCGACCTGTTCGGGCGCGATAAATCTGTTATCTCGCGCCATATCAAGGCCGTATTCGAGGACGGGGAATTGGCGATGGATTCAGTTGTTGCACGTTATGCAACAACTGCCGCTGATGGCAAAACCTATCAGGTCGATCACTACAATCTCGATATGATCCTGGCCATCGGCTATCGCGTGCGCTCCCCGCGCGGGGTGCAGTTTCGCCGCTGGGCCAGTTCGGCGCTGAAGGAAAGGAATATCTGGTCAAGGGTTTCGTGATGAACGACACCCGCCTGAAAGAGCCGGATTTCGACTATTTCGATGAGCTGCTTGAACGCATCCGCGACATTCGCACCTCCGAGGCGCGGTTTTACCAGAAGGTGCGCGATATTTTGAAGCTGAGCGAGGATTACGACCCCAAGGCCTCCGGCCCGTTCTATGCCAAAATCCAGAATAAAATGCTGTTCGCCGTCACCAGCCATACGGCGGGCGAGCTGATCAAGGCCCGCGCCGATGCGGATGCCCCCAATATGGGGCTGACCACATGGAAAGGGTCCGATCGGGGCCTAACCGTGCATAAATCCGACGTCTCCACCGCCAAGAATTATCTGGGCGAGGCGGAAATCAGGGAGCTGAACCTGATTGTTGAAACCTTCCTGAACACCGCCGAGCTGCGCGCCTCCCGCCGCCAGACCATGCAACTGGCCGAATGGGATGGCGTGCTGGATACCTTCCTGCGCTCCAACGAATTGCAGCTGCTGCAAAATGCCGGAACGGTGTCGAAAAAACAGGCCGAACGGATTGCCCATTCCCGCTATGCGGATTTTGACAGCAAACGCAAAACCGCCGAGCGCGCGGCGGCGGAAAAAGTGGATGACCTGGGCGAGCTGAAGAAGATCGCCGACGGGGCAAAGGGGCGCAAGATTGGGGGCGCGGATGGTTGAGGGGTGGCAGCGAAAACCAATATCAGACTTGGCCGAATTCTTCTCTGGGGGAACGCCGAATAAGGCGACCCCATCCTATTGGGGTGGGGATATTCCTTGGGTGACGGTTAAAGATATGAAGGTAATGCGATTGAATGGTGTTGGCGAAAACCTCACCCGAGCAGGTGCAGACACAGTTCGGATCGCTCCTGCCGGTTCCGTGTTAGTGCTTGTGAGAGGCATGGGGTTATTCAAAGATTTACCCGTTGTTTTATGTGATCGACCTGTTACATTTAATCAGGACATCAAGGCCCTTGTTGCAAAGCCATGTATTGATAGCGAATACCTTGCATGTGCATTGATTGCCAGAAAGTCTGATATTCTTCGCCATGTAGATAGTGCGGGGCATGGCACAGGCCGCCTTGATACAGATCTTCTGAAATCTACACCACTTCCACTCCCCCCCCTCCCCGAACAGCGCAAGATTGCGGAGATCCTGCGCACTTGGGATGAGGGGTTGGCCGCCCTCACCGCCCTGCGCACGGCCAAAGCTGGCGCGCTCACCGCCCTGCGGCAAAATCTGATCGGACCGGACGGCGGCGCGTACCGAAACTGGGAAATGAAGCCTCTTCACGAACTGGCCACGCGGGTGCGCAGGAAGAATGACGGTGGCGATCATCCCGTAATGACCATCTCGGCCAAGTCGGGATTTCTACTTCAATCCGACCGATACAGCCGCAATATGGCCGGGCGAAGCGTCGAAAACTACACGATCCTTCACGAAGGAGAGTTTGCCTATAACAAGGGCAACTCCAAAACCGCCCCGCAAGGCTGCATTTTTTTATTGGACCGGCCGACCGCACTTGTCCCCAACGTATATATTTGTTTTGCACTGAATGAAGGGTTGAACAGTGAATTCTACGGCCATCTTTTTTCCGCTGGCGCTCTGAACCATCAGCTTTCCCGCGTGATCAATTCAGGGGTCCGCAATGATGGGTTACTGAACCTCAATGCAGGCGATTTCTTTGACTGCAAACTCCCCGTGCCGCGATTGGCCGAACAACAGGCCATCGCCACCGCCCTGACCGTCGCCAAACAAGAACTCGCCCTCATCGACAGCCAAATCCAAGCCCTCAATCGCCAGAAACGCGGGTTGATGCAAAAGCTGCTGACGGGAGAATGGAGAGTGCGACCATGAATTTCGAGGTTTATTGCGACGAGACTTTGCCCGATCTGTTCACCTCGCGCCATCCGCGGGCGCAATATCTGATGATCGGTTCGCTCTGGCTACCCGCCGATATGCGCGATGACATCAAGGCCCGCATTGCCGATCTGCGTCAGCGCCACAATGTGCATGGCGAAATCAAGTGGCGCAAGATTTCCCCCGCGCGGTGGGATTTCTATATCGCATTGATTGATCTGTTCATGAGCTTCGGGCTTGATCTGCGGTTCCGCTGCATCGCGGTGGACCGCCATGATGTCAATATGGGCCTGCATAACGGCGATGCCGAATTGGGTTTCTACAAGTTCTATTATCAGGTGTTGCACCACTGGATTCTGGACAACAACGAATACCGTATTTTCTGCGATCTCAAGCGCAATCGCGACCGTGAACGGCTGGCAACGCTCAAGCGGGTTTTGGGGCACAGCAACCGCACATCAATCATCCGGGATGTGCAATCCCTGCCATCTTCGGAGGTGGTATTTTTGCAGCTTTGCGATGTTCTGCTTGGGGCCGCCAGCAGCCGTTTGAACGATCGCCAGAACATGGGGGCCGGCAAGGCGGCGGTTGTGGAGCATCTGGAGAGGCGGTTGAACCGCGCCCGCCTGGCACAGACCAGCCGCGCGGAAAACAAGTTCAACATCTTCCGCATTCAGCTTGGGGGAGGATGGTAATGCCCCCGCTATTAATCCTTGCCGATGCATCCGCCTATCGGCAACATTTCGTGCTGACCTATTGCCGTGGCGTTATCACCACCCATGAGGTTATGCGCGTCTATTTCAGCAATCAGGATTTTGACCACGCGTTTTTTGAAAGCTCCGGTCGGAGGGGTGAAAACGATGTGTTTTCTCCCGTGCGGGCCCAGCGGATGGACTGGATTGCGGCTGCCCTCGCTGACCCCAACGCCGTTTGTTACCAAGGCTGGAACAAGCGGCAAAAGTGTTACGACCCGACCCGACGTGTAGTTGTTGTTGTTGATGATTTTGTGATCGTCATCGGTATTTCGCAAAAACGCGACGGCAGCCTGAAAGCCAAATTCATCACATGTTATCAGGCAGATAACAGCATCGGAAAAATCCGCCGGTCGCCCCGATGGACCATGCAGGAGTGTCTGAATGCTTTGCGCTGAAACAATTGGGACGCTGATTTGCTACGCTGGCTCAGCGTCCGAAGCCTCGATAGATTCAAAGCCGATAGGCAGTGAACTCAAGAATGATATGGTCATGATACCCCCCAAATGTCAAGATTTACTTAAGCCCGTTGTCGTCATTCTTTGTCGCAGCCTAGCCCGAAAAGGGAGGGCCATTATATGACTTTCGACGCCGCCGAAAAACATCAATCGCAAATTCCCGCGCTGCAAATGCTGGTCGCACTAGGCTTTGAACCACTCTCGCAGGCCGAGGCCCTGCACCTGAGGGGTGGCCGCTCGCGCAATGTGGTCCTTGATGATGTGCTGGCCGAAAAGCTGCTTGAAATCAACCATTTCACCCATCGCGGGCGCGACTATCCGTTTGACTTGGAGGATGCGCATGAGGCAATCCGGCGGCTGAAACCCACGCCGGACCGGATCAAGGGGCTGCGCGCCACCAATCAGGAAATCTATGACACGCTGGTTCTGGGTACCACTATCACCAAGACGATCGACGGCGACAGCAAAAGTTATTCCTTTCGGTATGTCGATTGGGAGACCCCGGAAAACAACGCCTTTCACGTCACGGCGGAATACTCGGTCGAGCGCACCGGCAGCACCCAGACCAAGCGTTGTGATATCGTGGCATTTGTCAACGGCATCCCCTTTGTGGTGATCGAAAACAAGCGCCCCACTGAGGGCCTGAAAAAGGCGGACAGCCAACTGATCGGCTATCAGTTTGAGGCCAACATACCGCAGCTGTTTCATTTCTCCCAGCTTCTGATGAGCATGAACCGGCTGGGGGCGCGTTATGCCGCAATCGGGGCCTCGCGCCAATATTGGCAAGCGTGGAAAGATGAAGAGGACCGGGACGAGGATATCACCGCGGCCGCCAACCGATCCCTGACAGCACCGGAGGCCACTGCCATTTTCTCCGGCGATTTTGCCGATGCCCGCCGGTATTTCGATGATCTGGCAACTGAAGGGGCGCGGGCGGTGACTGCGCAAGATCGCGCGATATTCGCCCTTTGCCGGCCCGAGCGGCTGCTTGATCTGGTGAGGCGTTTCACCGTGTTTGACGGAGGCATCCGCAAGGCCGCCCGCCATCAGCAATTCTTCGGCATCCGGCGCGCCACCCAGCGTGTGCGGCAGGTAGATATTCAGGGGCGGCGCAAGGGTGGCGTGATCTGGCACACGCAAGGTTCCGGCAAGTCACTGACGATGGTCATGCTGGGCCGCGCGCTGGCGCTGGACAGGGACATCAGCAATCCGCGCATCATTATCGTCACCGACCGGGATGATCTGGACAAACAAATCAGGGACACATTCAAATCCTGCGATCTGGAACCCGCGCGCGCCACCAGCGGGGCGCATTTGCTCGATCTGATCCGCGATAAAGCGCCTTTGGTAACCACCATCATCAACAAGTTTGAAACAGCCGCAAAGAATGCGGCCGACGTGGATGAAGACGCTAATATTTTTGTTCTGGTAGATGAAAGTCACCGCTCCCAAACAGGCCGTTACGGTGGCCACAGCAAGTTCGCCATCAAGATGCGCCGGTTGCTGCCCAAGGCCTGTTACCTCGGCTTCACGGGCACACCGCTGCTCAAAAAGGAAAAAAACACGCTTTCGAGCTTTGGTGGTCTCATTCACAAATATGCCATCGACGAGGCGGTCGCGGACGGCGCGGTCGTGCCCTTGCTCTATGAGGGCCGAATGGTTGAGCAGCGGGTTGATGGCGATGTGATTGACCGTTGGTTCGACAAGATCAGCGAAGGTCTTACCGATTCCCAGAAAGCGGACCTGAAACGCAAATTTTCGCGCATGGACGCCCTCTCCAAAACCAACCAGGCCATCCGCGCCAAGGCTTTCGACATATCGGAACACTTCCGCCAGCATTGGCAGGATACAGGTTTCAAAGTCCAACTTGTTGCGCCTTCCAAAGCGGCTGCTGTACGGTTCCAGGAGGTGCTGGACGAGATCGGCCACGTTTCAAGTGCAATCGTGATTTCCCCCCCTGACGACAATGAGGGCAACGAGGAGGTCGACAAGGAATCCAGGGACATTGTGCGTGCCTTCTGGGCACAGATGATGAAGCGTTACAAAAACGAGGCTGAGTACAACCGGCAGATCATCGATACCTTCAAAGGCCCGGGCGAACCCGAAATCCTGATCGTTGTATCAAAGCTTCTGACCGGATTTGACGCCCCGCGCAATACTGTCCTTTATGTTTGCAAGCCTTTGCGAGAGCACAATCTTTTGCAGGCTATTGCGCGGGTTAACCGGCTCTTCGAGGATGGCACGACAGAAAAAGAATTTGGCTTCATCGTCGATTATGAAGGGTTATTAGGGGAACTGGATGCCGCCCTGACGACCTACAGCGCGTTCGAAGGCTTTGATACCGCCGATCTCGCCGGAACCGTGCACGATATCGCGAAGAAATTCGCAAGCTTCCCCATTTGCACGATCAGCTCTGGGATCTGTTCAAGCCGGTCCGGAACAAGAAGGATATGGAGCAGTTTGAACAGTTCCTCGCCGATGACGCTGTCCGGCAGGATTTTTATACCCGGCTCAAGGTTTTTAGCCGGTGCCTGCATATTTCGCTTTCATCTGACAAATTGCTGGATGTCTTCAAAAAAGAAAAAGTCGACCGGATGAAACGGGACTGGAAACAGTTCTCGGAACTCAAACGCGCCGTGCAGCTTCGCTATCAGGAAATCGTCGATGTCAAGGAATTCGAGCCCAAAATCCAGAAACTTCTCGACGATCATGTGGTTGCCCTGCCAGCCGAGGTCATCATCGAGATGGTCAACATCAACAACGCCGACGCCTTGAAGGCCGTTGTAGACGAAACCGGAGTATCCGAAGCGTCAAAGGCGGACCGCATTGCAAGTGCCACGCGCCGGGTGATTGCCGAAAAAATGGATGAAGACCCGACCTTTTACCGGCAGTTTTCCGAACTGCTGGAAGAGACAATCCGAGATTACCGAGAGCGCCGGATTTCGGAGCGCGAGTACCTCAACAACGTGATTGATCTCGCCAGCAAGGTTTCGCGAAAGGATCGGGGTCGAGACGTCCCCGAATCTGTGAAAGACAACGAGGACGGTCAAGCATTCTTCGGCATTCTGGAGGGCGCGCTGGTCAAATCAGACGGAAAACCTGTGGCACCCGATGACGCGGCCCGTATTGCACTTTGGCTTATTGAAATCGTCAAGGAACATCATATCGTCGATGTCTGGTCCAACGAGACGGCCCAGAACAAAATGCGAAATGCCATCGATGACTTCTTCTTTGACATCTTGCGCGACGAACAGGGCATTGAACTCCCGATGGAAGTTCTCGATGATCTCGAACTCAAGATCATGGATCTTGCCCGGGCGAGGTTCCCAGGATGAATGCTGAACACGGAAATGTCCGGTTTGGTGAACACCTAATAGAATTCGTTGTGCACCGGCGAGATCGAAAAACACTGGAAATTGCGGTTGAGCCTGATACGTCTGTGGTTGTCGCGGCCCCCCTTGCGGCAACACTCGATGCAATCAATGAAAAGGTTCGCAAGCGGGCCGCATGGATTTTGCGACAACAGGGCTTTTTCAATCAATACCTCCCCCGAACACCGCAACGCCAGTTCATCGCCGGTGAAACCCACCTTTATCTCGGGCGCCAGTATCGTCTAAAAGTTGTCCTTCACGTTCAGACAAGCGTAAAGCTCACACGCGGATTTATCTGGGTGCAAAGCCACCGTCCAAATAACAGCGAAATCACGCGAGAGCTTGTCACCGCCTGGTATAGCGATAGAGCACATATCAAATTAAGAGAGCGGATAGAATTCAACCTGAACCGGTTTCCAGAGCCTGAAGCCTTTCGCCCGGAAGGGCTAATAATTCGGCAGCTCAAGCAACGCTGGGGGTCCATGTCCCCAGCCAAGCGGCTTTTACTGAACAAACGTTTGATTGAGGCCCCCATTGACGCGATTGATTACGTCATCACGCACGAGCTTTGCCACATCGCCGAACCTCACCACGGACCGGCCTTCTTTGATTTGCTCAATGTAATCCTGCCCGACTGGCAAAAACGTAAGCGCCGGTTGGAAAAAACGATGGCTTAAGGGAACGGAATTTCGCTCCCAGACCCGGACGGCCAGCGCGCGAGAAATCAAACTGCGAAAATCTGGCTGTCGCAATTACCGTTGTTTTACATAGGCTTACAAAACTGAACCAAAACCCCTTTAGTCAACAGCTTTGGAGAATACCGGGGGAGAGAGAACCAATTTCGGCCCGCGCACCGATGCGGCACTCAACAGCCCACCCCCTACAACCTTTGAAAACAACAAGAAAATCCGGCGATGCCCCAAAACGGAGAACGGGTTTTCCTTGGTTGGTGGCGGAGAGGAAGTCCGCTTTTATTGTACAATATTTCATATCATACTTTGCCATGTATTTCTTTAAGAGCGTTGTTTTCATTACGGTTTACCGATAGGATGA